TTTTCTGATGAAGATTATATCTTGTGTCTAGGTGATCCATCTATTATAGCAACTGTCGCAGTGGTTGCGGCAACCATGAACCGTAATAGATTTAAAATGCTAAAGTGGGATCGTAAACTAAGTAAGTATTATCCTGTGGAGGTTGATATAAATTAAAACGTTAATAGGAGAAAGATATGACGTCGTTGTTTGAAGATTCGAAGAAAGCCATCCAAGAACTAGAGGGTTCAGGAGATGATAGATTAAAAGCTGTTGGTACTTTTTGTGATCAGTTAGAAACTGTTCGTAAAAAAATATCTGACAGAAAAGCAGAACTAAAAAGATTAGAAGAAGAGGAGTTCAAACTAGAGAACGAATCTATCCCAACATTATTAGATGAGATAGGAATGAAAGCAGTCACGCTTAGTTCCGGATCTAAAGTAGAGATACAAGAAGTTTATAAAGCACACATAAGTGAGGCCAATAAAGCTGCAGCTTTTAAATGGCTTAGAGATAATGGGTTTGATGATATTATTAAAAATGATATTGTCTGTAGTTTTGGAAGAGGTGAAGAAGATAACGCTACTGAATTGTATTCACGTTTACGTGATGAAGGACAAGCTCCTATTCAGAAGAGTGGTGTTCATGCCTCTACCCTAAAGGCATTTGTCAAGGAACAGATTCAAAAAGGATCAGATATTCCTGAAGACAAATTTGGTGTCTATGTAACCAACAAAGTGAAAATCACATAGTGAAATGAAAATAAAAGGAGAAATAAAATGGCAAATAAAACTGCTGTAACCAAGGCAACCACCACTGCGGTGGCAGAAGTTGTCCCCTTCGCATCTTTTGGAGGGATGGGTTTTGATAACATCGATGCCCAAGACTACGCTACTCCGAGATTAAAAGTCTTAATGGCTTTGTCTCCAGAGGTAGCAGATGAGACTGTTGCAGGTGCAAAACCTGGAATGATCTACAACAACGTCACGGAAGAATTGTATGGTGGGGACAAAGGTATCCTCGTTATGCCATGTGGCTTTGCAAGAGAATATGTAGAGTGGAATAATATAGGCACTGGAAGTAATGCTCCTGTTAATGTTTATCCTGCTACATCAGATATCTTAACAAAGACAACTCGTGATGCTCAAAACAAAGATAGATTAGAGAATGGCAACTACATTGAAACATGTGCCAATCACTTTGTCTTTGTTGTTAATGAAGGAGGACCGTCCGCTAATGGTATGCTTGGAAGTCCTTGTGTTATCACTCTTAAATCAACAGGGTATAAACGTAGTAAGAAGTTCAACTCTCTTATTCGTTCCGTGATCCCTAATGAGTGGCCAATGTTTTCTGGTTTATTCAGAGTAACAACGACCAAACAAAAGAATGATAAAGGTACATGGCATACATTTGATTTCGGGTTCTAAAAATTACTCGATCAATCAAACGAAAAGGACATTGCACTCTTTGGTGAGGCTAGGCGTTTTGCTGAAATGGTTAGCAAAGGAGAAGCGAAAGTTTCTCCTGAACAAGGAGAAGGCAATGCGACCGGTACGGAGCAAGCTACTCCATACTAGGGATGCTGGTGAGGGCGAACTATCGGAAGATTATTCGCCCTCATTTTAATTAACAACGAAAGATACAATGAGTGTAGAGAAATTTAAAGAAGTTTTTACAGGTTTAGAAAGAGCACACGGAGTATATGTTCCGGGCGAAATAAAAGATAGCGGTAAACGTGGCGGGAAATCCTTTATAAAAAAGGAACCTGTTACCCCTCAACATTGGATAGATCATATAGAAGGGAAGGACCCAAGTCTAGGAATTGTTCCTATTATGGATGATGCTAGGTGTAGATGGGGTTGTATTGACGTAGATACTTATCCATTAGATCATAAAAAATTAATTAACAATATAGAAAAATTGAAATTACCTTTGATTGCTTGTCGATCAAAGAGTGGTGGTGCACATTTGTTTTTATTTATTGATGGTACTGTGTCAGCACAGTTAATGAGAAATAGATTAACAAGTTTTTCTTCTTTGTTAGGTCATGCGGATTGTGAAATTTTTCCTAAACAAATTGAATTACAAGCAGACAGAGGAGATACAGGAAATTTTTTAAATCTTCCTTACCATGGGGGCGATGATACTATGCGCTATGCTTTTAATAAAAAAGGAGAATCATTATCATTAGAAGATTTTCTTTCTTTCGTTGATAAAAGAAAAATTACAGAAGATAATTTAAGAAATTTTAAAACAAAAGAAATAAAAAAGATAGAGGAATTAGAAGATGGTCCTCCATGTTTACAAACTTTAATTAGTGTAGGTATTGATGAAGGTGGGAGAGATAATGTTTTATATCAATACTCTGTGTATGCAAAAAAGAAATGGTCTGAGAATTGGCAAGATAAAATTTCTGAATTTAATTTTAAATATATGAAACCACCACTTGGACATGCGCAAGTAACAAAGACAATTAACCAACATGATAAAAAAGATTATCAATACAAATGTAAAGATCAACCAATGTGTTCAAGATGTGATGCACCACAATGTCGTTTAAGAAAATATGGAATAGGTGGAGAGTATGAAAGTAAATTTTCTGATCTACAAAAATATGATTCGGATGAACCAGTTTGGTTTTTAAATTTTGAAGAAGAAAGATTAGTTTTAAATACCGAAGAATTATTTGATCAACGTAAGTTTAGAAAAAAATGTATGGATGCATTAACACAATTACCTAATGCTTTAAGTCCTGCTGCATGGACCGCTAAGATTCAAAGTTTATTAGAGAACGTAGAGATAATTAAAACTCCACCAGAAATAACTAAGTGGGGACAATTTGATTCTCATCTTTATTCTTATATTTATGATCAAGGTGTATCAGATAGAGAAGAAGAGATAGCAATTGAAATGCCNTGGGAACATGAANGNAAAATNTATTTTCAACCTAAAACTTTAAAAGAATATTTAAACAAGAAAAGATTTTCTTCTCTTACTCCTACAGAAATGCACGCAAGAGTTATGCAGGATTTAGGAGGAGGATCACACAGGAAAAAAGTTAAGGGCATCACTTATTATTTATGGTATGTACCTTCTAAACAAATAGAACAAAAAGATTTATACATACCCGACATGAAAAAGAAGGAGGCATTCTAATGATGAATATTATTTTTGGTCCTCCAGGCACTGGTAAGACACATAAACTTTTAACAATAGTAGAAGAAGGATTAGCAAAAGGACTTGAACCAAATCAAATAGGATATTTTGCATACACTCGTAAAGCAGCAAACGAAGCTATCACTCGTGCCGTGAACCGGTTTCCACAATACGATAAAAAAGATTTTAAATATTTTAGAACATTACATAGTCTAGCTTACATGGAGTTAGGATTAACAGACTCGTCGTTAATGTCGGATGCAGATTATAAAGAAGTATCAGATTTATTAAATGTAAAACTATCTAATCCCACAAATAAATATGACAACTATGGTATGGGTTGGCAAGATGATAAGTTTGTAAACATTATAGACTTAGCAAGAATAAAAGATGTGAGTCTTGAACATCAGTTCTGTCAAAAAGAAACAGGACATCTGCCTGGGGGTTTTTTAAAACTAAGAAAGATTTCACAAGGCTTAGAGAAATATAAAAAACAAAATGGTTTCATGGATTTTACTGACATGATTTTAGAATTTAATAAAAGAAAAGAATCACCCAATTTTAAATTACTTATTATTGATGAGGCACAAGATCTTAGCAGTGTTCAATGGAACATGGTTGATATCTTGGCTAAAAATTCTACACACACTTACATTGCAGGAGATGATGATCAAGCTATCTTTGAATGGGCAGGCGCACATCCGTGGAGATTTAAACAATTAAAAGGTAATAGAATTATTCTTGATCAATCGTACCGTGTACCGTTAGCCGTGCAACAAAGAGCTAATGCCGTGATCAGCCGTGTAGATGACAGGGTACATAAAGATTGGAAGGCCACGGACCGTGATGGTTTATTAAAGTTACGAGTTAATCCATATGCGAAGACAGATTTTTTAAAAGATGATTGGTTGATACTCACACGCACTAATTATTTATTAGACAAGGTAGAAGAAGAATTAAAAACAAGAGGTATATTTTATCAACGACATAATTCTAAATCAGTAAGTGATCGTTTACTACTAGCTATTAACACCTGGACAGCTTTAACAAGAAATAAAACAGTTAAGTTAGATGGCATCAAAGCTATGTATCATTACATGAATGTAGATGTGGGAGTGAGTTATGGATCAAAGACTATGCCAAGAGCTAGTGAAGATAAAGAATATACATATGATGAATTAAAAAATAATCACGGTTTACTTTTATCTCAAGAGTTAAGATGGGATGCAGCATTAGATAAGATACCACCAACTAAGTTAGCTTATTTATTAGCAGCGTTAAGACGTAATCAAAATTTAAATCATGAGGCAAAAGTAAAACTTTCTACCATTCATGGATCAAAAGGAGGAGAGGCAACTAATGTATTATTATTTTCTGATTTATCTTTTAAAGTTGATGAAGAGTATAGAAGAAACAGAGACGTAGAGAGACGTGTATTCTATGTGGGAATGACACGAGCAAAAAATGAATTGCATTTGGTTCGCTCTCAAACCGATAAAGAATTCACAGAAATGTTTTGGAGGACATGATGTTTACAATAGATACAGCACTGAAACAATTAGATGTTACAGAGAAACAAGTAAAAAAAATAAGGGCAGAATTACCTAAACTAAATAGGGAAAAAGTAGATAAAGAATTGAAGTTGTTATTGCTTGATTTACAACTTATGAGAAATGATTTAAGATCTATTAATAAAAAAGAGAAAGGAGAATAGTATGAAAAAAGAAAAAGTAAAAAGTAAATTGTTTGATATTGAATGGAGAAAATTATTAACAGGTGACATAGACTTGAGTAAAGATGATTTTATTCAAGCTTTGTTTTTACGTTTTGCATACAATGAAAAACAAGATTGGGATGCAAAAAAAATACAAGAGGAGTTTAGAAGCTTGGCTTGTACCGTAGCAGCATTTGTTCGCTATAAAGGAATAGAACCAGAAAATTACTTTTATAGAAGAATTTACAAACATACTTGTTAAATATGAAGATGAAATAAAACAAGAGATAGTTAAACAATGAAGAGTAAAGAATATTTATCAACGGCAACCACTATAGTCACTGGTCAACGGCAAGAAGATTATGGAGATAAATCTCAGAATCATAAAAACATTGCAGAGCTTTGGTCTTCTTATTTAGATTATGAAGTTTCAGCGCACGACGTGGCTATATGTATGCTGCTTGTAAAGGTAGCACGAATAAAACATAAACGCACAAAAGATTGTTANGTAGACATGGCGGGATACGCAGCAATTGCGGGAGAAATAAACGATGANACAGATACCNCTATTCCAACCACCGAGTGAGTGGGTTCCTCCGGAAAGATTACCAGATTTATCAGACGCAAAACAAATTGCTATTGATTTAGAAACAAGAGATATAGGATTAAATACTGGCATAGGTCCAGGTTGGGCAGTCAATAAAGGATATGTTATTGGCGTAGCCATAGCTGTTGAAGGATGGTGTGGTTACTTTCCTATTCGTCATGAAGGTGGTGGCAACTTAGATGAA